TGATAGCGGTAGCGTTAGCGCCATACCCGCCTTGGAAAGTCACAGTAGGAGGAGCCGTGTACCCGCTACCTGCGTTTGTCAGGGATATTGAGGTCAGGCGACCAGAGATCAGCAATGCAGTTGCGGCAGCAGCCCCAGAGCTAAACGTGATGGTCGGAGCCGTCAAATAGCCTCTTCCTCCGCTTAAAATTGTGATGGAGTCTACTTTTCCACCAGAAACGACAGCAGTAGCGACTGGTTTAATGCCTTCAGCAAGATCAGGGTTAGAAAAGATCACTTCTGGTGCGAATGAGTATCCAGATCCACCATTTGTGACCTGACAGGCATAAATCCCGCCTGCACCGTCAGTAATCGTTGCCACTGCAGTCGCCTGTACGCCGTTTGCGTCATTTGGAGCAGAAATCGTTACGTTTGGCGCTTCTGTGTACCCTGTTCCATGATTTTGGATGTAAACAGCACCCACAGAGCCTATAGCTACAACGTGCGTGCCATCCCAAGAGAACAAACCCTTAGAAGGGTCTGCAATGATGACCCGTTCGTTCTTGTACTGCGCTGTTTTAACGCCTGTTGACGAAAATGTTCCTGCTGTAGCAACGTTACCCTTGATGCTGGACGTAACGTCAAAGTATTCCATCCTGCCGTTGGCTTCAGCGGCAATAATGTAGTCGCTCAGACCAAGATTTACCGATTTCAGCGCAACAACAGTGTTTGCAAACGTTACTGCTGCGTTGCCACTGGTTAATACTTGAGACTGTTTGAGCAGGGTCTTGATGTTTCCAGACCCGATAGGCATGGCATTTTCAATCCAAGAGAACTCTGAGTCATCAATAGCCGTGCGGTTGGCCTTGGTGTTGATACCCTTGAAGTTCTTGATTACCGCGTAGGACTTCTTTTGCTCTTGCGCGGCCATATCAGTACGGAGTCGAGTACGGGTTTGGAATCCTGCGCGTATACACGCTGTTCAACACAGCACTAACGTGCTTGATGTACTCCTGCTTGAAAATCTCTGCCTCTCCGTAGCTCTGCTCCTGATACTTGGCTTTGTATGCCGCATAAAACTGAACAGGCTGAGTGTACGGGGCAAGGATTGTATCTACATCCGATCCCAACGACATGGGTTGCGGCATGATGACGGTATCAACTTCTACGTTGTAGCTTTGGTCTGGAACAGGCGACAGGAAGATCTGCTGCTGGCCGTATATGCTGAACGCTACGGGCCTGCCTATGTTGTTTTGCCAGTACCGCATCTCTGCATTGAACTGCGTCCACGGCAGATAGCGTAGAGGAATCCGGCTGTTACCCCACAGGATCGTAACGTTCAGAATATCCAGGGTATACGCCGCATTCGGCAATGATGAGAACGGCATAATCTCAACATTCTGGACGTAAAGAAGCGTTGCTGTTCCATTCGTAAAGTTTGTAGACGGTGGCAAAGCCTCTGTTGCAGAAGGATACGCAGGGGCATCCGATCCCAGCACACCACCAGTGATTACTTGGTAGATGAAGATGCTGCTGTATAGAAACTGGCCGGTCGTAACAGTAGCGCCAGCAGACCACAGCGTTGCTGCAGTGCCGTTAGGCGCTAGAGGAGTGTAAGTAGACTGCAGGGTACGCAGGCACCCCGTATCTCGGACAACCCGTTCCCGGGCTTCGTTGATGTAGGTAGTTAGATCTGCGTCAGTCCAGAAGTTGCTGTTTGCGTCATGGAGCAACCTGCGAACTTCTGCAATGTAAGTTGAAAGAGTAGCCATTTACTGCCCATGTCAGACACGCCTGCGCCGCTGTATAGGCAGCGCAACTACTCCATTATCTTCTACTTCCTGCGGCTTGGCTTCTGTGATGACAAACTTGCTCAGACGCTTTTCACCTTCAGGAAGATCGCCGGTGAATTTTATCCACCCGAGTCTTACAAGATAAGGCTCCTTGTTATCGTCGCCCCATCCAAATACGTTTCGCACCACCTCTACAGGAACTTCTACAGACTGCCTGGACGGGAACTGGTATAAAGTCCCCGCCCAAGTAGCCTCAAAATCACTGTAGTTCGTATTGGTTACGAACGGCATCAGGCACTCACAACGTCGCCATAAACCTTGATGTCAACGGCACCGCCAGTTACGGCAGTGTTGACGTTCACAAACAAAGCAGAAGTCGAGTTTCCAGAAACAGTGGTGTTGGCACCAAAAGCGCCGGCTACCGTCAGATCTTGCCATCTACCAACAGCAGATAGATTAGAAAGCACAACGTTAGCCACCACAGCATTTGCTGCCGCCACATTCCCGGTACTAGCAATCGAAACAGCAATGTTTGCAGCAGAGACATCAACATTCGGGTTTTGAACCGTAACCCGACGGATGATGACGCTACCGCTAGTTGCCGTATTCCCGCTGTTGCTCAACCCACCCGAAAGGATGGGGATGGCGACAACAGCATTGCCAGTGGTTGCGACTGACACCCGAGCAGAGCCAATGACGAAATCGCCAAAGTTCTCTGGGTAAAGCCGACCAACTGCATCATGACTCGCCATACAACCTCCTTACGAAGTAGCAAACGAGGATTGCGTAGCAGCAGTACCACCGTTGACAGTAATCAAAGTTGCGGTAGTGTTGGCATTTACAGCTTTAGCCGCAACGTTAACACCATCCGAAACAAAATAACCGCCAGTATTGTTGGCAACCATTGTTCCCCAACTAGAGCCGTCATACATAACGATGGTGATATTTGCCTGTGCGTTCATCTGGTAAGCACCAGCAGTAACCACCGTTCCATTACCAGTAGTAACAGCAGCGACAGTCGTAGTTTGAAGATACGCAGCCGCAGTGTTGGTAACAGCACCAGCAACAAGAATTTTATTAAGAGCAAGGGCCATTTCTGTTCTCCTTAGATGGACAGAGAGTTAAAGCCCGTGACCTTAGTCATCGCCTTCGGCTTGGTGTTCACCAGTTCGGCAATCATCAGCACAGCGCCAACATAACCGATCTGCCAGTTAGGCAGGGTGGACTCAAAGCCCGTAAACACGAACGAACCTTGCTCATGAATGTAGAGCGACAGGTAGTTGGTGTTAATGAAGTAGACAACGCCTTCCGGGCAATACGGATCGGGATAGATCGGCACGCCAGCGACCATCAGTGCGCGGAACGCAGCAGACGGGCCGTCGCCACCTTCGAAACCGCTACCGGGGGTAATAACGTACTGCTCCTGACCAACGTAGTCCTGAGCCAGCAGCGTCCAGGTGCCGAAACCGCACACACCAAACGACGGGACTTCAGCGCCGTTCTTCACGGTACCGGAGATGTACTGCAGCATGTTCTGACGGGTCGGGTTAACCGAGCCAGCCGCGTACACCTTCGAACGCCACCACGGATTAACCGAGGAAGAGCGAGTCAGGTTGCCATACGACGCCAGCGTTGTGCCATCGTCAATAGCGCCCGGCAGTCCAATGAACTGCTGAGTGTTAGTCGTGTTGTTGTACAGCGAGTAAGTCATCGCGTCCATCATCACGTTGGTCGCATCGTTCATGCGAGCTTCGATCAGAGGGATGATGGCTGCATCGTTCTGCACAGCGCCTTCCATGCCGAGGAAAGGCACGGGAGCGATCATCAGCTTGAGGTTGAACTCAGCGTTATACGCACCTTGCTGGACTGCAGGCTGTGCGAACGAACCGCTGTAGTCAGACCATTGAGCGTTGACGAACTGAGCGCCCTGAACGGGCACGGTCACAGAAGACACACCGCCCGACGCCTGTTGAGAGTTGGCGATCAAAGCCGCCATCAAAGGAGTCGAGTTGTAGATCTGGACAACGAGTTTAGGAATGAAAGCCCGGCGGGTAACGTAGGTCAGTTCTGTGTACTGAGTGCTACCGGTTGCCGGAATAATACCGCCGCCAATAGGCATAGTAATATCTCCGAGAGTTTTCTACGTTACAGACCGATAGGACGGTTCCGCTTCCGCAGGTCGTTGAGAGCCTTAGCCGCTTCATTGCGAGCAGCGGACACAGGGTTTTTCCAATACTGCGTAAGATCAAACTTCTGAATGACTTGCGGGTTGTAGCCGCTAGGAGTCGGTTTTGCCGCCTCCTTCATCCACTGATGATATTCAGCCGCAGTTTCGTGACTGGTGATGCCTTTTTCGAGCATAACCTTTTCCACTTCCTGAATATCATCTTCAGAATCGATAAGACCGCGCTTCATCAGCGATTGCCGACGACGATCTAATTCCTCTTTGGCATCTTTCTCAGCCAGCTTGGCCTCGAGTTGCTG